TTGGGCAAAAGTTATTGAAGCAAATACCACCAGAGATATCGAGACCACGCAGTTCAGAATTGAACTCAGCACGTTGCAACAGTATGCACATAAGGACATTGTATTCTTCTTGATTCCTGATGGTAATGGTGGCGTCAGTAATGGTCAGTCAATTACATTCCAGCCACAGAGTCGGGGATACAAGCACAGTGCATCCACAGAAAATGGATGGGTGTTCTTCTCTAATAGGAAGATGAACCCGTCAGAATCTCAGGGATCTGCCTCTACATCTAAGGTAAAGTTCAAGAGTAATAACTGGCAGTGGTGGGAAGATCTGTTGAATGGTGATGATGATTACGATGACTTCAAGATCTACTACGAGATGCTGCAACCTGGTGGTGACTACAAATATGATGGCATCGAATGCTATGTGTTTGATCAACCATCACCAGAGAAAGTGATGATGGATATCATCGTCAAGGAACAGTGTTCTAATCCCAACTTCGATGGTTACTTTGCTGATGTAACCATGACTCGTGCTGGTTGTGGTAAACCTGTGCCCGAAAACAAGATCAACAAGTTTAAGAACTCAAACGTTGGTAAGTGTGATGGTGAATACTTGGTTGAGGTCAACAAGACCCAAACCATCAAAGCATACAAGTCTGCATCATTTAAGTTAAAAGCATTCGGTTCCTTTATCAATGCACCTGAATCTATGGACATTAAGTTCAGATACAGGTTGCAAAAGAACAATGTTGATATAGTTAATCGCAAGTTAGACATCGGAGATTGGCCGAACGTTGGTGTTGATCTTGCTACCTTCTCTGTTTCCGAAGGTGATGAACTTAAATTTATAATCAGTGGTCCTCTACGTGGTCCTGCCTATGGTAATGCTTCGGTTGGATTCATTCTCATGGACACTGGTGACAACAAGTTTGAGAAACCATGGAATGTCAGCTTGACCACCGCTGGTGGTGCAGGTGAGGGTGCAGGACGATCGAATACCTATGGTACTGGTAGAACATCTTCACAGAATACTTCTTCACCTGACAGTGATCAGGGTAGGATCAAGAAGTTGAAGATTGCTCTCTGGGATCACCGTGAGGACAAGTGGACTGACCCTGTGACTGTATGGAACAATGGTCAGGTCAATACTAATAATGGTAACGGTCAGAGTGCTGACTGGGATGACATCTATTATGGTGGTGATGACTGGGCAGAGTTCTCACCACAGAATTCACCGCCTGGTTTCTATGAGGGTGGCACAGATGATAGATGGGGTATGATCCTGAGTACCCAGCATGACGCTCAGGGTGAGTGGGATAACGTGTATACCTACAACAACCCCAGAGGTCGTGTCCGTGGCATCTTCTACAACACTCTGTTCGAGCATGGACGTGGTTTGATCTGTCGTCCTTCCAGAGAGATTGACAAATTGAAGAGAAACTACTATCATCTATCAAATAGTCATGGTTTCAATGCCTGGTTCGCACAGTATCGCTCTGTGTCCTATGGATATGAAGCATCTTTGTTTGCCGACATTGATGCTTACTATGCAAAGGGTATCAACCAAGGCAATCAGGGTGCTCATCCTAAGGGTACTGCCATTACATCTAATGGACAGTACAGTAAGATGTCATTCATGCATGACTATGTGGTGGGTGAGTATGGTAACAAGGAACGAGCAATCGAAAACTCCAACTTAGGAAAGATTCGGATGGCGTTCTGGCCATATTCAATCCCCGACCAGTGGTACACAGGTGGTTCACGCTACGGTAATAATATATACTGGGGGTGTGCCGTGGAAGTATTCGACATCATTGATCGTGGTCAGGCATATCAGGTCGGACAAGAGTTTGAAATGGTATGGCCACCTGAACAACCGAAGAAACCTAAGTACCAGAACTCAAACGGTTCTGTCACTCCTTATTTCCCTAGGGATGCTGGTGCTAATGTTCCTCTTCCTAAGGAAATCGACGTAACAACTATCGGTATGAGTGATCGTACTGCTCGTAAGTTTAGCGAGGATAGGTACACACCTCGTGAAGTCTTCTACCAAGAGTCACACAACAGAGATTCAAACATCTGGTATATGTGTCAGACAGGTGGTAAGGTTGATCGAGTTAAGTTCAAAATTATTATCGACGAAGTAGAATGAGTCAAGGATTTGGCAACTCTGCTGCTGACAGAAGTCTTATGCACTCTGCCAGACGCATGAACGCACTGAGAAAGGTGCTGGAAAAATACGAGCATGACCCTCGTGGTAAGCGCAAGATGCTCAAAGCGATGAAGAAATACTATCATGGTTGGAGAGGAGAGCTTGACAGGATCGACATGAAGGAGGTAGAATTACCTCCTCAGTCAGAAGAGATCCAAATCTTGCCTGCTGAGACCCCTGAGGCACCTGTTTCCGAGCAGGTTGCCGACGACATCCGTGACTACCTGAACAAGGACTAATGTCACAATCCAGATGTACTTGTTACTAAGTATGTCTGGGTCTCAACTGTCACAAGGGTGTGCATTTTTGAGAACAAAAGTGTATAAATAAAGGTCGTTATGCGCGTAACGATCTGTAACAAAGACGAGGACATGTCGAGTCCTCTGCCATCCATGGGTTAAACTCCATGAGTAAACATACTTAAAGGTAAACAACAAATGATCAAAACTGCTTTCGCTGCCGCCGCTGCTGCCGCTGCTTTCGCTGCTCCTGGTGCTGCCCTTGCAGGACCCTACGTGAACGTGGAAACCAATGCAGGTTGGACGGGCACGGATTACACTGGTGCCACGACTGATTTCCACGTAGGCTACGAGGGTGCCCTCGGTGAGTCTGCTGCATGGTACGTCCAGGGCGGTGCTAGCTACGTCGCTCCTGACGGTGCTGCTGATGACACCGTTCCTTCTGGTAAAGCAGGCATCTCCGTTGCTGCTACCGAGTCTGTCGGTCTGTACGGTGAGGTCTCCTTCGTTGGTTCTGGCGATGCTGATGTGGACCGTGGTTACGGCGGTAAACTGGGTGTGAAGTATTCCTTCTGATCCAACGTAGATACAATATAATATATACAAGGGAGCATTCGCTCCCTTTTTTCATCTCTATAAATTATCATGGCAAAGAATCCTGGCGGCACTGTAATCTACACTCGTGATGGGTGTCCTTATTGCATCAAGATCAAAGAGGTTTACAGAATGCGTGGTTGGTCGTATACTGAGTACAAACTCGGGGCACAGTTCACTCGTGAACAATTCAAGACCGAGTTTGGTGGAGGCGCTACCTTCCCTCAGGTCCTCATCAATGGACAGAGGATGGGTGGTTGTACTGAAACCATCAAGTACCTACGTGAAGGCGCATTTCTCTGATGAAACAGACCAACGAAGACGAACTCTATATCTTAGTTGACAAGGCAGTAGACATTGCCATGACTGAGCACAAGTTTCTCTTCAAGATGGACTCATACCTACGCGGTAATAAATGGACTCGTCGCATGACGAACGAGTTCATTGAGTCTGCATCGGCAGCAACATTGAACAACACTATCCTTGAACTAGAAGGATATATTAAGGGAGGTGATAAGACTCTCCGAGAGGCATACAGTCACATCCCTAAACCAAAAGCGAGGAAGATCCGAGATTATCTGTACAGCATCCTCGAAGATGCATGGAAGTATCATGCTGAAAAGAAACCTGGTCGGAAACCTGGTTCAAAGAACCGTAAGAAACTGACTAAATAACTACACAAACATAGGAGGATTGCTATGGCAGATGCATCATTTCTTTATATTGCGTTCTTCCTTACTGTTGGTTCCTTCCTTCTCGGTTCCATTGTTGTATGGAACGTGAAAGATGTCTACGATGAGTGGCGTGAGCGTGCAGACTATGCACGTATCGTTATGCATCCTGAGATGTATGATGAAGATGGTGACCTGATCACCGATGATGCCATGATCTACTTGCGTTATCAGCAACCTTATGATACGCTAGACGACGAAGACGAAGAGTGATCGAATGATCCTTGTTGACATGAATCAGGTTTGTATCAGCAACCTGATGGTATCCTTGACTACAACCAACAACAAACTAAGTGAATCCCTGGTTCGCCACATGGTGATGAAGTCCCTACGGTTCTACCGTAGTAAGTTCTTCTCAGAATATGGCGAACTTGTTTTGTGTTACGACAGTAAGCATTACTGGCGACGAAAAGAATTCCCATACTACAAAGGTACTCGTAAGAAAGACAGGCAGAAGTCCTCTCTCGATTGGAACGAGATCTTTGAACTGCTAAACAAGATCCGCGATGAGATCAGAGACCACATGCCATACAAGGTAGTGGAGGTTGATGGTGCAGAAGCAGACGATGTTATTGCATCTCTTGTGAAAGACCAAGCAATGCGTAACATCAGATTGCAGAACAACATGCAACCTGCTAAGAAGGTATTGATCTTGTCAGGTGATAAGGACTTCGTACAGTTGCAACGCTACAAGTTTGTCAACCAGTACAATCCTATCCAGAAGAAGTTCATGAATGGTATTGACCCTAAGGTCTACCTTCTGGAACACATCATCAAGGGTGACCGTGGTGATGGCATCCCTAACTTCCTCTCGGATGATGACACCTTTGTATCTGAGAAGAGGCAGCGTCCACTGAGTAAAGTAAAACTTGCACGGTGGATTGACATGTCACCCGAAGAGTTCTGTGATGAGAAAACTATGCAGAACTATGAACGTAATCGTAAACTCATTGACTTTGCATGTATCCCAGATCAGGTTTACACTGACATCATAAATACATTTGAATCTATTGACCCCAATCCTAGGGGTAAGATGTATCCTTATTTCGCTCGACATGAGTTGAATGAAATGCTTGACCACATTACTGAGTTCTGACAATGAAACTTTTGATTTCTGAAATCTTACAGAAAGCACACAACGCTAAGACTAAGGCAGAAAAGATTGCTATCCTGAGGGAGAATGAATCTCAGGCATTGAAGTCTATCTTCATCATCAATTACGATGAGAGCGTCGTCTCTCTGCTCCCCGAAGGTGCTCCTCCGTTCGAGAAGAACGAAGCACCTATCGGCACTGAACATAACGTGTTGGAGAAGGAGGCACGATTGCTTCACCACTTCTTCAAGGGAGGTTCAAACATTCCTGGTATCAAACGTGAATCCATGTTGATCCAGATGCTTGAAGGTCTTCATCCTGATGAGGCAAACGTTGTTATCCTCGCTAAGGATAAGAAACTGAACAAGCGATACAAAATCACCAAAGCGTGTGTGTCCGAAGCATTCCCCTCTATCCAGTGGGGAGGTCGTTCTTGAAGATTAAAATTCTACATCAAGATTGTAATCCAGAACTCGCTAACGATACATCCCTTCCATACACTACTTACTTGATAACTTACAAATTAGATGGTAAAGTATGTTATGACATTGCGATGGGTTCCAAAAAGGTAGAGATCTTTGATCACTACTGGGACAACTATCGCCATGATCTAATTGATATGAAACAAACAGAGGGTAGAATCAATCCTAAACTCTGGGGTTATCAAAATAAAGACAAGAAAAAGAAATGAGTAATCATCCTTACACCTTCAACTTAAAGAAGACAGAGGAAGAAGATGAGACTAAGGACCCTGCCTTTATCCAGGGACAACAAATGGGAATGGAAATGGTGGCATTCTTTTTAGGATTGTTGACTCTACCCTTTGTTATCTGGTTGGCATGGAACA